GATCAAGCATTCTTTTAACAGCACGTAAGGTCTTCATGTTCAAGTTTGCGAATGCTGCACCGGTGTTTGCAGCATATTTCTGGCTGTTTGGGTGAGTAGTAGAAGTAGTTCCCTCTTCACCAGTATACGCCGTAGCAATAGATGCTGTAACAATTTCGTCATCTTTAGTTCTACCAAATGCCCAAGCTGCTGCCATAGCATACTCAGACGTAGGATCGATCAACATACGAATTTTATCTTGATCGTCAACTAAATCTGCCCATTCAAAATCCTTCAACGTCACCATACGTCGTGCGTGAGGTGTGTCGAGTTGGGGAGTAGCTGCGTGACGACCAGTTCTTTGTACCGCAGATACAGTTCCTACTTGATCGAAAAATTGTTTTTTACCTTTTTGAGTTTCTTTTCTAACAGCATTCTGCAACTTAGAACCTTGTTGCTGAGAAAGATGCTGTACGTTTGCACCAAACTGGTTTACAAACGCAGTAGTAATTTGCTGACTCATTTTGTAAGTCTCCTTCTAGATTGATAAATTTTAAAATGAAATAACTAGGGTGGATTATCCCCTAAAAAGAGGGTCCGATATGGAACATAGCAGTTAGCTATAAGGGTCCAGAGTGTCCTCGTGGATTATCCTCTGCCCTTATGCTACCTAAAAAATAATCAATGTCAACTAGGCGTTATACATAATTCCAAATAATTTTTGGACCTCTGCCACAGCAGTCTTGTGCCCAGGGTGTTCCTTTTGGAAATAAGGATGATTTGTATTGCCCATAATAGAATCTACTGTTTTCTTGGCTTCTGCAGGAGTTATAGCGCCAGCCCCGCCAGAGTCTCCACCAACGATCTTTGTCTCGCCATAAAGCTTTGTGCCTACTTTAGAGAGGAGTTTGATTAGTCTGGTATCATTTCCTAAACCAGCGTCTTCTAGGTGCTGAATTGTCTCGGGGTCTGCGAAATTCTTTAATACCAGGTGAGCTCTTGACAGATTCGCCTCAAAAGATTTTCCCCACTCGGACTTTAGTCCAGTTAATTCTTTTTCTTGCCTTTCTTTATTTTCACTTAAAATCTTTTCTTCAGCCTTCATATTTACTTCTGAGAACCAGTCGGCAAGTTTTTGTGCCTGGCCTGGAAGAATACCAAATTTATAGGCACTCTCTTTAAATTGATTTACAAATTCTTTATCGATCGTAGCACTCTCGTTGATCTTTAAATCATACTGGTCAATTTTCTCAGGCAACCCAAGTTTTTTGTAAACATCCATCCAGTCTTCGTCGGATGCGTGCTTTCCAGGAATCGCAATTTTATCTGAACCAATTAATTTCTGTGCGTTGATGTAGGCTGCGGCCAAGGAAGGAATGTCAGAGAATTTTCTGAGAGTGGCATCTTCCTGTAACTCTTGAGGCAATCCCAATCTCCAATCTTTAACTCCGCTTTGCGCGGTAACTGGAGGAGGATTAGCGTCTCCAGTGGTTGCTGGCTTTCCACCTGATGTATCTCCAGTATTTGTCCCCCCTTGGGCACCCTCAGGTCCGCTCCCTGCGCTAAATGAAGTAAGTAAACTGCTTGCTCCAGCTGAACCTCCTCCATCCCCGCCAGGGTTCTTTTCCTGCAATATATTAGTCCATAACTTCACTATCACGGTCAATCCTTTCGTATAGAGCATTAATGTCGATATCTAAAATATGCAAGATGCGAAGGACAACATTCTTCTCGCCCTCTCTCAAAATCATATCATTAGTATTTCCACTATAACTGCTTTTTAATATCCAATGATTCTCCATTAGATCTTTTAAAACTTTCTCTCCGTCCAATGATGTAAAAATATTTTTATACGCAGAGAGTATCTCTACCTTTTCTTTCACTCTATTCTTTGCCATCTATTATCTCGCAGTTTCTTGTAGCGTTTTAAGTGTCTGACTCCCAGCCATTGCTTGGTTCATTTGGACTTCTTGCTGTTGCTGCTCCATCATCTGCTGCCTTTCCTGATCTTCCTTCTCTCTCTTAGTTATAACCTCATCAGCGTTACGAATAGCCTCTTGAGGGAATCCTAAATTGCTTGCCACAATTCTAACTATATTGTCTACATTAAAATTATCAGCAGCCCTTGTATCGAGCTGTAGGAATGGTGCAATTGTCTCTAATGTTCTTGAGATATTCTGTATGTCAGACATACGCTGCGCCTTTGCAATAAGCGACGAGTACTTAACGTCAAGACGCACGTTTACCAACTCTTGAGGTACGGGTGGAAGCTTTCCACGTTTAAGCATGATCTTATACACCCGCTCTACCATGGGCTTTAAATACTCTTGGTGCATACGCCCAAGCATCGGGCCAAGAAGACGCATAGCCTCCTCTGTACGCTGAAGTACTTCTGTGGCTGTCATCATGGGCCCGCCTTGTCGTAACTTCAGCTGATCCACATAGAACGCATCTCTTACTCGCTGTCTTCTATCTTCCATTGCCTGAAATCCAAAATCTATTCGAGTGTCATTAAATACAGGTTTCGCAATGTCAGTTCCAGATCTGTAGTAATTAATTCCTCCAGGTTTTGTAATAAATGGTAAAATGAACCCATCATCAGGTAACTGCACAGGAGGATCGACCACCTTTTGTGCCCCGATAAGCATTGTCTCATTCATTTTATTTAGTACTTTCATCTCAGGCAAAGCATTCATACCAGGGGATCTTCCCCAAGTCTCACCACTTGCCTTACCCCAGCGAGGTACGACATATGGGAATGAATCAAATTTTCCCTGCTCTATCTCGTAGTCATGCTCTGGTAAAACATATTGCGTAAGCCACTGCTCATCATCCCCATTCTCAGGATCAGAAATATATGCAGGGTACACCGTATGTATAATTTCTACAGGATCATCTTTACCTTTCATGTAGGATTCAAATAGACGTGGCGGAATTTTCTCTTTTCCCCACTTAGCCACCAGCTGGCTTATAGGCCATGTCCAACACCTATCAAGCTCCGAGACTCTTCCATGATAATCTTCTCCGATATAATAATCCTTCACAAAGTACGTCATAAAGCGCACTATCTCTTCGTCTGACTCTTCAATATGCTGACAGCCAGTTCCAAGGGACGTTAGGTCTAAATACATCTCAGCAACTTCCGTCTGAAAATTAGAATTGTTCAGCGTACTGTGCAGTTGTCTTATTACCTGTTGAAACCATTTTCTTACAGCATCTTTATTATCAAGAGTCACATCTCCAGTTGTAAATTCAAACCAGAAAACGTCTGGGTTTGTTAGAAGACTATGCAGCATTCCTGCCAATAATTCATTTGACTGCACCCCTGTATTGTCGAGTAGTCTAAAAGAGGTCTTCTGCCCGTCGGCCATCTTTCCTGTCACCGTACCCCGTCTCGGAAAAATATAATCTATAACCTCATCCCAATGACTCTCCCACAAACCACGGGCACTTTTCTTCTTCTCAAGTCTCTCTTTAACCTGTTTGACTGTAAGATATTTTATTTTCATTTATTTTCCTTGTAAGACTACAGGAGCCCCGCTGACCCCTCTCATTGATCTCGATTTTTTACTAAATGAATTTATGATAGTATTTATTTTATTTATCCTATCAGCCTCATCTGCAAACCCTAATGATTTTGCTTTCAAATCCAATTTCCTTTGAGCTGCTATACGGGCTCTACCCTCAGGGGAAAGATCTCCTGTGTCCGGAGGATGCTCCCCTCCTACTAAGCCCTTTTCAATTGAAGACGCTACTCCCTTCACAGTATCTGCTACGGCAGTTATAGGTCTAAGAGGGTTAATAACATCTAGAGCACTAGTTGCTTGTCTTATTTCCTTTGGAGGAGGCCCACCCATAATATTCTCCTTTATACAGGCACACAGTCGCTATCGCATTGCCTTGGTAATCGTCTACGTTTGTCGTCGGCGTCGTCTGCGAACTCGTCACTTAGCACTCCTGCCAAGGTTCTAAATGCATCTGCTCCGTGAGACGCCCAATCGTGCTTCGGAGTAGATAAATAAATCTTATTTTTAGAGTCCCATTTTTTCTGATAATTTCTTAAGGATTCAAGTCCTCGTTGACTTCCAATTCTTCCTTGATTACAATTATCCTTATCAAACCAGCATCGGTCAAGTAAGTTCCTGACTGCCTGTATTCCATCTGCTATCGCAAGTCTTGGCGCCACTCTCACATTCTTTAAGCCTAAAGCTTTAACAATCTCCAGCCGTGATTTACCAGTGATTAAATCTCTGACTGCAATATCATGAGGGAAAAAATGGGCACTGTAAATATATTCTTTTTCTGATAATGCTTTTATATAGTACTCCAGTCCTTCTCCAGATCCTTCCATGTAGTCTATGACTCTTACTTCTGTGCGGTACATTTGTATAAACCAAATGGCTGTAGAGTCATCAATTCCTAAATCCCATGCGGTGATTACATTGAGGCTTGAATCAAACGGTACTGTCGTAATCCGGCCTCGGGATTCGAGTTTTGCCAAGTTCTTTCCATAGTACGATCCCACTAATGCTGCTGTAAAGCTACAGTTGTGCACAGATATCCCATTCGCAGTATAGCTCTCATCTCTTTTTACTCTAAGATTGTACACTGTACCTGAAAATTTTTCTTTCTTTATGCCTCTAATAGCATAGGCTATAGAGAATTTTGCAGGATATACGTCCCGTGTTCTACTATGATTAACTTTATTATGTGCATTTATGCGTACAGAGTATGACTCTACATAATTTCCAGTTCTACCTTCAATGTTATATACTCCTCCAGGTCTTATCTGGATACTTGATCTTCTTCCTAAATAGGAAGCTAATATCTGCATATCGAAGGCTAAGGTCTTTGATATAGTAGTGTATTGAAAGTATTTTACTTTATTTTCTACAATTCTAGTATGGCCATCACCTTTTATCATAGTCTTAAAGAAAATATCCTCATGTCCTCCTATAAGTTCAAATGGTATTCTCTTATTTTCTGCTAAGTTTCCAGCAACAGACGATAAAAAATCGCAAAGCTTAGTATTATTTATGCACAAAGATCCTCTTACAATATTTACAACATATCCAATTTTTTCTAGTAAGTTCTTTACTTCATCTACTTCCTGCTTATTTCCCATATTCAGTGAAAAAAAGCATTGATTATTGTTTATACTCCCTTCGCAAATATACCAGGCTATTAATACCGCCATGTCCTCAGATAATACTGTTTCTCCTTTATTTTTTTTAGGAGAACATACGTAGTCCATCGACTTTAAATCTTTTGCCTCTATCCAAGAGTATCTTTGATTTTCTTTAGAGTATATTCTTATAGGGTGCTCTGGAGTTACAAGAGTTTCTCCTTGATACCCAAATCTATTTATACTAATTAATTCTCCTCTATAGGGTTTAGACATTACTTCTAGCACAGGCATAAACCTTCCTGTGTGAGTTAAAACGCAATCTCCTTTACGTATATCTGATATATCTATATTTCCTCTAGATGTAGTCACTAATGTACCTTTAGGAAAGCACTCATACTCCTGATTAAACTCTTCCTCACTCATTATTGCTTCCGCAGCCTCTAACTCTGCCAGGGGGATAATCTTAGTTTCTGATGCTTTGAATATTGCTCTAAACCAATCCTGTTTACCTTCCGCCATGAGATACACTTCGTAGAAGTGATTCTGCCCTTTCGGCGTGGAGATGACAACCGCTACGTCCATGCCAAATGTTATTTGCTGGTTATAGCGACAAGGTCGATCTGCCTGCACGGTTCTCCCAACCTGAGTCGCGTGGCGATGCTGCGCTCCTGTCCGCACGGCAACCTCGAAATCGCCAGCCTGCTGACCGGAGAGTGTCACGCTTTTGATTACCTGCTGGAC